GCGTTACGAAGTTGCCACAAAAGTATCAAAAGATTATTTATCTGAAGTCGCTGATTATAATAATGAAGTGATTAGTATATCATTAAAAGAGTATATATTTAGTAAAAAACAAGATAAAATATACAAAGATTCTAAACATTTATGGAATGCTCGTGACTCAAAATTTTATCACGTTGATGGTTTAATTTATGCTCCAACTAATGTTGGATACAATGAAATGAAGAATAAATTATTTAAATGGAAACCAGTTTCTCTTAATTCAATTGATTTTATGATTAAAGTTGTAAAAGACCAACAAACTGGTGAAGATATAATTGGTTCAGATTTACTTGATAACGGTGACCAGATTCAGTATAAACAAGTTAAGTTATTAGTTGGTGGTAAGGTTCGTGGTCAAAGAGATATTAAACCAGTTGATTTTAAACCTAAACTTGGTTATTATGAAGGTATTAATATTGCTAAAATTATTTTAAATAACAATGGTAATATGACTGCAACTGATCCATTATCTGGTAATGTTGAAGAATTCACAGATGGTAAAGTAATTGAATTTATTTATGAAAAAGATTCAGATTATCCTTGGAAACCTATTCGTGTTAGATGGGACAAAACAATTGGTAATTTTCAAACAGTAGCTAATAATAATTGGAAGAGTATTTTAAGAAATATTTCTGAAGAAGACTTATTCAGTGGTAAAATAACTGAAAAAGCTGGTATTCTTGAAGAAATAAAGAATATGAATGCAAATGCAAATATTAATAACGAAAACAACAATTCTACAAATAATGATACTAATATTAATGATGCAAATATTAATGACGAAAATAATAAATCTACAGATAATACAACTAATGACCAAAAACAGTATTATACAACAGTTGGTAATTCTAAAGAAAGAAGTGTTCTCCAAAACTTTCATAATGGTGTTAAATCAGATTTATATTTAGATGCTAGAAAAGCAGTGTCAAATGGTAGATTATTAGAGATTGGTAGTGGTCGTGCTGGTGATATTCATAAATGGCGATTAAATAAGTTTAATGATGTTGTTGGTATTGAGTATAATAATGAAAACATTAAATTTGCTGATACAAGAGTTGCTAATTTACGAAAAAATAAAAAGTATGGTAAAACAATTGGTAAAATGACATTTATTCATGGTGATTTTAATAAAGCAATCTATCCAGATTTTGATTTTGTATTATCACCAGCAAATAAATCAAAAGCAGAAGATGAATTTGTTTCTAAATATTCATTTGATGTAGTTAGTTGTCAATTTGCATTACATTACTTCTTTAGTAGTAGTGAAACAGTCTTACAAATGATTAAGAATGTAGCAGATTCATTAAAAGTTGGTGGTTATTTTATAGGCACTACATTTGATGGTAAGCGTATATTTGATGCTCTTAAGAAATTAAGAGTAACAAAGTCAAATCCTACACCAAAATTAGAAGGTAAAAATGATGATGATGAATTAATGTGGTCTATTGAGAAAGATTATGATGAAAAGAAATTTCTTATCTCAAAACCAAATTATGGTATGAAAATTAAAGTGTTTATTAGCACTATTGGTACTGAAAATATAGAGTATCTTATTAATTTTAAATACTTTGTGAAGATTATGAAGAAAAATGGATTTACATTAGTTAGTTCTAAACCATTCTCGGAATTGTATGATACTTATCTAAAAGATGCTATGGAAAAATCCAACTCTAAATATTCTAGATTAAATTTGAATGATATGGAAAGTTATGAAAAACAATTTAGTTTCTTTTATAATAGTTTTGTGTTTAAGAAGACTAAAAATGTAAAAAAGTTTACATCATAAATAATTAAATAAAATAAAAATATATTTTGCCCTCTGGGGCAAAATATATTTTTATTTTATTTAATTATTATATAGTTATTAATAGTAATATATTTGATATTTGATAATTGATAATTGATAATTGATAATTGAAAATATGAGTTTTAACCAATCAGCAAATATATATGACGAAGCATGTTATCGTCGTTATACCGTATCAAATAATAAAAAAATAAGTAATTATACTATTCCACCTAATCATAATGCTAGTTATAATAACAGAAAAAGTTATTTCAGTTCATTAAGTGAGCCAGGTTTATATTTAAATGATCATGATGGACAATCTACTACACGTGTAGTAAGTAATGAATCTAAATTGAAAAATGGTGTTAAAGGTAATCAATTTACAAGAGAACAATATAGTATTCCAGAGGATATGAATGTATTTGGTCGTAATAGTGATGAAAAATGGGAAGATATTAACCCTGATGCTTTAAGTAAATTATATAGTGGTAAACAACCACCAACACTATCAGATAGATTAATTACTGAACATTCATTTAAAAGATTCACACCAATGATTCCTTGTTTAAGAAAGGAAATTGGTGGATTCTATAAATTAATTCCAACTAATGTAATTAGAGGAGGTCAAAATACACGTGAAGTAAATAAATGTGTTGATTATGTTGCTTCTAATGAATGGAAAGAATGAATAATTAAATAAAATAAAAATATATTTTACCCCAGAGAGTAAAATATATTTTTATTTTATTTAATTATTATATAGTTTAAAATATAAAATGAGCTCTAATAGAATTAATTATGATGAATGTTCAATGAAACAAGAAAACATTGATAATGAAAAACAATTTGATTATGTTATGTGTAGAACAAAATATATGCATACAACTAGAAGTCCAGCAACAAATGTTGAATCTAATTTAATTGGTATTACTAAACCAGTAACAAAATGCTTAGGTGGTGAAGATTGTAAAAAAGGCAGTAATCCATTAAATCGTGTTAAAATTGACGATGAATATAATTATATGAATAAACAAATGGTTTATCCTACACCAAATACTGGTAAATTATGTACCATCTTATAATTATTATTTAAAAAAAATAAAAATAAAAAAGCACTTAAGTGCTTTTTTATTTTTATTTTTTTTAAATAATCAATAATCAATAATTTATAATCCAGCTGGATTCCAATATGGAGCACACTTAATAGTGTCTTCTTTACAAGTAGGACCAGTATTATAAAGCCATTTTGCAAATGATGTTTGATTATTTGGAATAGTTGTGGATGGAACAGTATAAAACTGTCTTTGAGAATTACGTTTACCATAAACAGATGATACATCTCTAAATAAATCGTGATTAAATTTTTCATCAATTTCTGCTTGGAGACCAGGTTTATTATATGATAATGGTGCTGAATTCTGTGTTCTATTAGATGTAATTAAGTTAATATTCATAAAAGGGTTATCATTAGAAGGAGAAGGAACATTGCATGGACCTTTACCTTCACCAGATGGCATAGGAGCACTACCTAAATTATCAAATGCTTCAGAAATAGATAATTCTTTTTTATTTTTATCATCATCTTCTTTGTATGGTGCTAAAGGTTTGGCTTTTGGATCACCATATTCATCATTATTCATTATTGAATCAATAAAATTAGTATAATCTTCTTTTTCTTGTTTATCATCTTTATTAGATTCGTGCTCTAACCCTTCTCTTTGACTAAGAACATTGTTATGAAAATAATAAGTAACACCTAAGGCAATTAATATAATATATAAATATCTGTAATCTTTTTTAAGAAATGTAAGAATTAGACTAACATATATTGCCATTCTAACAAGTGCATTAATCTTTTCATTATATGTCATATAATCCATAGGGAAAAATTGTGTTAATTTATCCTTTTCATATAGAATCTCAGGTGATTCATACCAAATGTCATCATCATATCTATCCATTATTATAATGTATTTGTGAATATAATTAGTAATATAATTAGGTATACACTCTATATATTATAATATTATAATAAATATTAAAATCATCTCTTTTTACGAACTCTACGTTTTTTAATATATTTACTTTTTGATTTTTTCTTTTTAGTTGCATCAGAGTTTGATTGTGAATCTGATTTTGAATCTGATTTTAAATCTAAATCTTTTTCACTATTTTTTCTTGAAATTGGTTGTTTTTGTCTTTTCTTTTTAATTTCATTTAATTTTTTTCTCATACGTTCTCTTCTCTCATTAGCTGATAAATTATGATATCCACCACCTTGTCTACCACCTAACATATTTAACATCTGGGACATACCTGGTGTATTCTTCATCTCTTTTGCTAATTTTGCTAGATTAACAACACCATCACCATCTTCACCACTTAATCCAAATTTTTTAAGTAATTTATTTGCTTGAGCAAATAAAGTTTCATAATTTAAATTTCCACCTTTTAAGTTTTGAATAATTTCATTTAAATCAATGTCTTCTCCAAATAGGTTTTTAATTATAACTTTGGCATCACCAAATAATTTTGATTGATTGAAATCATTTGATTTTAATTTATTAAACACTTTTTCTACTATATCTTTAACTATATCGGAATCAGAATCAGAATCAGAATCTTTACTATTACTAGTATCATTCCAAGCACTAACATCTTCTTTACTATATAGATTATATCTACTTAGAATGTAAACAAGTTCATCAACAAATTTTTCTGATTTAGTTTGAGTTCTAATCTTGTTGCTTAATTTAGTTTTGAGATTATCAAATATATTTGTAATTCTATCTTGGTCTGTTTTACTTTTAAAAATAGTTTTTTTGATAAACTGAATTGGATCATTTTTTAATTTATCTAATACTTTTAATGGATTACCAATCTTTTTTAGAATATCCATTGGATCAGCTTTACTTTTAATAAAAGTAATGTCATCTTCACTAATATTATTACTAAAGTCATCAACTAACTCTTCTGCAAATTTACCCAATGATGATTTTTCTAAAAAGTCTTCAAGGTCTTTAAATTCACCATTATCATCACCATTGCTCGGATTATTCTTAGTTTCAGTTTTAGTTTCAGTTGTTGTTTTACTTTTATTTCTATTATTAGAAATATTTTTAATATATTGAAGACGTTTATCATTATCAATTGGTTTAAGACTAATTGCTAAAACAAATAAAGTATGAAGATATTTCCATATCATTGTCATATTCTCTATTGTTGCTTTTGATGAATTAAAAATATCTTTGTATTTAGTTCCATTAACAATATTGAAATCACTATTTTTAAAATATTCGACATCTGATTTAGTTAAAGCATCTAAATGTTCATAATTATTGCTTACAAAATCATCTAAGTAAACATTTTGATTTTGATTTTCATTTTGACTTTCATTATTAAATGTATAATTTTGTAAATATTTAGTTTCATCTGTAAAAACTGTAATTAAATCTTGTATAAAATCTTTATAAACTGAATTGAATTTAGTTGGATTTGAGCTCATTAATTAATGTTTTATTTAAAATTTATTCAATCAATAATATATATACTTATAACACTCTTAAATCTATATATATTATAAATCATAAAATGGTAAAATCTTTAACGCATTATTACTAAAGCATTGTATGTATATATTATTTAACCTTCTTTTGCTACACTAGTTAAATAACTATTTTCTGGTGCATAATCTGGACACACTCTTGCTAATGCTAATGTTATATCATCTTGTACTTTTACAATTTCTGCTTGTAATTTTAGAAAATCAACACCAGTTGCTGTTTTTACTTCTTCTGGTGTAGCAATGTCCTTAAGAGCCCATAAATACCCAGCACCATAATTAGCGTGCATTACAGCGATTAATGGATTCATATCATTTTTCGCGGCGGTGCTCCATCTAGCACTTTGTCTTACTAGCACTTGTATTATTTCATTTAATTTCTGTTGTGTTGGTGTTGATATCCAGCACCTATTTTTAATTTCAATTAATAAATATATAATAATAACACCAGTAATAAAACCAACTATAAAATTATTAAAATTTATTTTACTTAATTTCATATTATACTATACTAAATAACCAATCTACAATAACCTATCTCAAATCTACAATAACCTATCTCAAATCTACAATCACCTAAATATAAACTATAATATATTTCTTAATATATTATAGTTTATTAAAATTATATATCAATTAAATTATCCAGATTTTTCTGCTACTATTCTTTCCGCTAATATAACTAATACTTTAAAATATTTCCATACAGTTTCTTTTGTTTCTTGAGTCATATTATCTTCCCATAATGTTTTTAAATTAAGTGCTTGAGTAATAGGAACATTATTGTCTTTATCCGCTGCATCTTTCACAATTGAAGTAGCGTTTGCTAAAAAGAATTTTTCATCTTCATTCATAATATTTTGTTTATGTGGATAAACATGCATCATAAAACCACGAAATACAATAGAATTATTGATTCTTGTAATCATTTTGAATTTTTCTCTAAATATTTTAATATCTCTATCTTTTGGATATAATTCATGTAATTCTTCAATTAAATCACCGATAATACCATTAAATTTTTTTAAGTTAGATTTTTTAGACATTTATACTTATAATTAATTATCGTGTTATTTATGTTATTGCTATATTATACTTATTATATATGAGTATAGTAATATATCTTTTATATAATATTAAAAATGTAATAAATAAACTAAATTAACTAATGTAAAATTAAAAAGTAAAACTAAAATGAAAAATAAAAATAAAAATAAAAATAAAAATAAAAATAAAAATAAAAATAAAAATAAAAACAAAAACAAAACTAAAATGAAAAATAAAAATAAAAATAAAAATAAAAATAAAAATAAAAACAAAAACAAAAACAAAAACAAAAACAAAAACAAAAACAAAATTATATAACACGAACAGAATTATTGGTTGTATAATTTGATGACATACTATTATATTGTTTCATCTGCTGTTGCATTTGTTGTTGCTGTTGCATCTGTGGTGGTCTTTGCTGTTGCTGTTGTTGAGGTGGTGGTCTTTGCTGTTGCTGTTGTTGAGGTGGTGGTCGTTTAACACTAATATCCCTTGATTTCTTAAATTCATCTAAACGTCTATTAAAATCATCTGATTTAATAGTATTGTCGCCATATTTACCCTTTTTATTCTGTAAATGTTGATCAAATGATGGCATAACTTCAATATTTGCTGGTGCAAATGTATGAACCATTGAAGTGCTTTGTTTATCTAATGTTTTATAAGCATCATCTAATCCACAATAATTATCGGAAAATGCTGAACTCAATTCAGGTGTATATACTGATATTCCTTCCATATGTGAAGCAAATATACCATCATTTCCTTTATTATCTATTTTCTTATCATTATTTGTATTTTGCCTATTATTTTGTCCATTCATATTCATATTTCCATTCCCATTTAAATGTGCATCATGTGGGTTAGTTGTCCTATAATTAAATTGATTTTGATTATTAGTATTCGGTTGCTGTTGATGTTGCATTTGTTGTTGTTGCTGTCTTAAAGCATTATTAATCCATATAAAAGCATTATTACCAACTAATGGATATCTTACACCAGGTACAATGAGTGCTGGAACAGATGTAATTGATGATGGTATTTTGTATTCACCACTTTCTATATTAATTTTCTTTACATTATCGTAAAATACAGCTTGTTGTAGTAATTGTAAAATATGATGTGAATGTTTACAGTGGTTACTATAAAAAAGAATAATTATATTATTTGACATTTATTATATATTTATTTGTTAACTATTTTATATATTAACTATTTTATTTAGATAATACTATAATTTTATAGTTAGATTAATAAAATATTATATAACCGCACTAACACTAAAAATGATTTTATATATATAAGTATATACGTATATACTTATATATAATTCCAATCCAAGTATAGTATTATTATAATAAATAATTACAATAGTATGTCATCTTCATCTTCAAAAAGTAAAAAATATATTAATAATTATCAAGAGAATAAAAATAACCCTCAACATGCTACCTTTGAAATATCAAATCTCAATTTAGCGTTGGTTAATGCTTATAGAAGAGTATTTATAGCAGAAATACCAATTGTAACAATTGATAAAAGTTCCATAACATATCAAAAAAATAATTCAATGTTTGACAATGATTTTATTGCAAATAGATTAAAATTATTAGTATTTGACCAGAAAATGGTTGATGAAGCATTAGAAAATATAGCGGATAAGAAACTCAATAAAATATCACTGTCTTTAGATGCTTATAATAATGGAAATGAGATTATGACAGTATATGCGAGTGATATTGTGTCTAAAACTAATCCAACAACTACTGTTAATTTATTTTCAGATGAATTAAAAAATACAATTATTACTAAATTAAAACCAATGGAAACACTACAATTAACAGCAAAATTAATTCGTTCTACACAGAAAAATAGTGGTGCTGAGTTTAGTGCTGTTTGTTGGTCAGCACATAGTTTTAAACAAGATAAAAAAGTTATTGACCAAAAGATGAATGAAGCAAATATTAATACTGAAGATGCTAAAAGAAAATTTATGATTGAAGAAGCAGATAAATACTATTTAAAAAATAATAATGGTGAACCAGATGCTTGTATTTTTAATTTAGAATCAAATGGTCATTATCCCCCACTTGCGATAATTAAAATTGGTATAACACGATTAATCAATAAATTGAAAATAGTAAAAGATTTAATACAAAATGGAGATAAATATGATGAAAATTCTAATACATTGGTCGGGGGTGAGTTTATTGAAATAAATAATATAGAAAGTGGTGGTTTTGAATATACCTTTTTTAATGAAGATGATACTCTTGGTAATTTATTACAAAGTTATTTGAATGATAAAAAAGAGGTTGTTATGGCTGGATATAATATAATTCATCCATTGAAAAAAGAATTATTACTTCGTTTAGTAACTAATTCGCAAAAAAGTAATAAGAAACATAGTAAAAATATACTTATTGAAACAATTACTGAATTAATTGATTTAAATGAAAATATTCTGAATGAATTCTAATTAATTAAAATATATAAAAATTATAAAATGCCTATGGGCATTTTATAATTTTTATATATTTTAATTAATATACTATAAATATAATTTATTATATTTTTAATTAATATACTATAAATAATTAATATAAGTAATGAATAATAATAAAGTTAAAGTTGGTGATGTAAAGACATTAATTGGTCATAGTGATGGTGTAAACTCTGTATCTACATTTACTGATCCAAAGAATGATAAAGTGCATATTGTTAGTGGGAGTGAGGATAATACTATTAAAGTATGGGATGCATCAGATGGGACTTGTGTAAATACATTAACTGGTCATAGTGGTTATATAAGCTCTGTATCTACATTTACTGATGCAAAGAATGATAAAGTGTATATTGTTAGTGGAAGTGGTGATAATACTATCAAAGTATGGGATGCATCAGATGGGACTTGTGTAAAAACATTAACTGGTCATAGTGATAATGTATTCTCCATATCTACATTTACTGATACAAACACTGATAAAGTGTATATTGTTAGTGGGAGTTATGATGATACTATCAAAGTATGGGATGCATCAGATGGGACTTGTGTAAAGACATTAACTGATCATTATCGAACTGTAAACTCTGTATCTACATTTACTGATGCAAATTCTGATAAAGTGTATATTGTTAGTGGGAGTGGGGATAAGACTATCAAAGTATGGGATACATCAGATGGAAGTTGTGTAAAGACATTAACTGGTCATAGTGAACATGTATCCTCTGTATCTACATTCACTGATACAAAGACTGATAAAAAAGTGTATATTGTTAGTGGAAGTGGTGATAAGACTATCAAAGTATGGGATGCATCAGATGGCACTTGTGTAAAAACATTAACTGGTCATTCTAGTTGGGTAGAATCTGTGTCTACATTTACTGATGCAAAGTCTAATAAAGTGTATATTGTTAGTGGGAGTTCTGATCATACTATCAAAGTATGGGATGCATCAGATGGGACTTGTATAAAGACATTAACTGGCCATAGTAAGGGTGTAGAGTCTGTATCTACATTTACTGATGCAAAGTCTAATAAAGTGTATATTGTTAGTGGGAGTTATGATAAGACTATCAAAGTATGGCCAATAACTATAAATACTAAATCTAGTAATAATAATAATCAATCAATAGTTGGTGGTAAAAGAAAAACAACAACTAGAAAACGTAAAACTTCTACTAAAAAGAAAACAACAACAAGAAAACGTAAAACATCTACTAAAAAGAAAACAACAACAAGAAAACGTAAAACATCTACTAAAAAGAAAACAACAACTAGAAGAAAAAAATAAATT